GTTCTTTTGGACATGTTGCGAAGTTATCACATACCCCCGCCCATATAGCATGACGCTAGGGCATAGGACAACCAAGGAGACAACCCATGGCACGTAAACCAACACCAGACCACCTAAAGATCATCAAGGGGACGGCACGACCTGACCGGATGAACCCTGACGCACCAGCGCCTAACAATGGCATTGCAGAGGCCCCTGCGTGGCTGTCTGACCGTGCGTCTGAACTGTTCGCCCAGTTGTCCGCAACGTTGGACGGCATGGGCATTGCATCGCCTGATGATGCTATGGCGCTGTCGCTGCTTGCATCGCGCATCGAGGAGGTGGAGCTGATGACGGCTGCGCTAGAGGATGGCGGGCGGACGTATGACACTATCGGGCAGGGCGGCGCACAGATGCGGCGTGCGGCACCGGAGGTCGGCATGCGTAACGAGGCGATGCGCCACGCTCATTCTCTGCTGTCTGAGTTCGGTCTGTCACCATCGGCACGGTCTAAGGTATCTGCTGGCAAGGCTGCGTCTGCCAATCCATTTGCGGCGCTGGGGTGATGGGTATGTCAGAACTAAAGACCTTCACCTTCATCCTTGCGCTCTCACTGGATGCTGCGTTGGCCGTGCATTATCTGGCGGGCGTGTGATTGACCGACTATCCAGCCATTGCTGAGAAGTACGCCCGTGACATTGTTGCGGGCGTCATACCTGCTGGGCGGTATGTAAAGCTGGCTTGCCAGATGCATCTGGACGATCTGGATTGGCAGGCTGACGACGGGTTTAAGTATCGCTTTGACAAGAAGGCGGCATCTAAGGCGTGCGCGTTTGTCGAGTTGATGCCACACACCAAGGGCAAATGGGCGGCGCAAGGGGCGACTTTGAAGCTAGAGCCGTGGCAGGTGTTCTTTCTATGCTGCATCTTTGGCTGGCTACGGCGCAAGGACAATATGCGGCGCTATCGCAAGGTGTTGCTGCTGGTGCCGCGTAAGAACGGCAAGTCGGCTCTGGCTGCGGCTATTGGGCTGTATATGCTGGTGGCCGATGGGGAGTTTGGTGCTGAGGTCTATTCCGGCGCTACATCTGAGAAGCAGGCATGGGAGGTGTTTCGGCCCGCGCGGTTGATGGCACAGAAGCGGCCTGACCTTTGCAGCCATTACGGCTTGACTGTGAACGCATCCAATCTGCATGTCCTGTCAAACGAAAGCCGGTTTCAACCTATGATCGGCAAGCCTGGTGACGGTTCAAGCCCGTCGCTGGCCATCATCGACGAATACCATGAGCATGACACTGACGCGATGTATTCCACGATGGAGACGGGCATGGGCGCGCGTGAACAGCCGATGATGCTGGCAATCACCACGGCGGGCGATAACATTGCCGGGCCATGCTACGCGATGCAGCACGAGGCGCAGGCAATGCTGGAAGGGTCACGGCAGGACGATGAAACGTTTGCGCTGATCTATGGCATTGATCCTGATGACGCTTGGGAATCGCCGGACGTTATGCGCAAGGCCAACCCGAATTGGGGCATATCGGTGGGTGAGGACTTCCTGCTGGCGCGGCAACGTGAGGCAATGGGCAGTCCGCGCAAGGCTGGGCAATTCAAAACCAAGCACTTGAACGTCTGGGTGCAGGCGCGTGATGCTTATTTCAACGTGCTGCGATACCAGCAGGCGGGCGATCCTAAATTGACGCTACAGGGCTTTGCTGGGCAAGAGGCGATCATCGGGGTTGACCTTGCCGAAAAGCGCGACTTGACGGCGGTTGAGATCCTTTTCCGCACCGGTGACGTGTTCACGCGGTTTGGGCGTTACTATGCGCCAGAGGAAACGGTGGAATTGCCGGAGAACGAGCATTTCAGACTATGGCGCGATCAAGGCGTCTTGATCCAGACTGACGGGGCCGTGACGGACGACCGCGAGATTGAGGCGGACATTCTGGAATGGTGCAAAATGTTCGACGTGCGCGAGGTGGCTTTTGACCCGCTGCATTCGCGTCAGATGGCAGTACAGTTGATGGAGCAGGGCGTTTCGTGTATTGACTTTGCTAACAGGCCAATTTTGATGAATGAGCCGATGCGAAAGATGGACGCACTGATTGCGGACAAGAAGCTGCGGCATGATGGCGAGCCTGCTTTTGCATGGATGTTGTCAAACGTAGTAAATCGGTCTAAGACTGGTGATATCCATAGCCCAGCTAAAGAGCGTGCGGCAAATAAGATTGACGGGCCGGTTGCGGCTATGATGGCGCTAGGGCGTTGGCTACTGGACGAGGATGGCGACAACGGTATGGCGGATTATCTTGCATCTCTGGGCGTTAGCTAATGGGCGTTATTGATCGCTTTAAAGCGGCTGTTGTTCGTCGGTTTTCGCTGACCGAGCCTGAAACGTGGTCTGGCGGTGGCCGTGCTACCGATGCGGGCGAGATCGTAAACGAGTCCAGCATTCTGGGCTTGTCGGCTGTCTGGGCTTGCACGAATTTACTGGCTGGCACAATTGCGACCCTGCCGGCCATTGTTTACCAGCGGACTAATGCGGAATCGCAAGTGCAGCGCGATCATCCGTTGTCGCGTCTGTTGCGTGATTCCCCGAACTACGATCAAACGGCTGTGGATTTCTGGGAGTTCATGGCAGCTTCGCTAGAGTTGTGGGGCAACGCCTATGCGGCAGTAGAGCGCAATCGCGGCGTTGTGGTGTCGTTGATGCCAATCCGGCCTGACGTGATGTCGGTGAAGCGCCTTAAGAATGGCTCGATTGAGTATTCTTGGACGGACGAGGGCAAGGGCTACACTAAGACGGACACCGAGGTTTTCCATGTTCGCGGTTTTGGCGGCAGTCCATTGGGCGGCATGTCGACTATGCACTTTGGTCGGCAGGCGTTTGGACTGGCTAAGGCAATTGACAAGGCGGCGGCTACCACGTTCAAGAATGGCGTTCGTCCAAGTGGCGTTCTGACGCTTGAGGGATTCCTGCCAACTGAAAAACGCGATGCCGCGGAACAGGCCATCGCTGACAAGTTCGTAGGGTCAATGAACGCCGGTCGCCCGATGATCTTGGAAGGCGGCACGAAATGGGAGCAACTAAGCATCAACCCAGAAGATGCGCAGATGCTAGAAAGCCGCAAGTTTTCCATTGAGGAGGTTTGCCGGTTCTTTGGCGTGCCACCGCATATGATCGGCCACACCGAGAACAGCACAAGCTGGGGAACTGGCCTGGAACAGCAAACGCTGGGCTTTCAGAAGTTCACGCTGCGCCGGCGGTTGAAGCGGATTGAGCAGGCGGTGAATAAGCAGCTATTAACCGCGGCTGAACGGTCGCGCGGGCTTTACGTCGAGTTCAACCTTGAGGGGCTGTTGCGGGCTGACAGCGCAAGCCGTGCGACGTTCTACGCGGCTGGCCTTAAAGACGGCTGGATGACCATTAACGAGGTGCGGGGGCATGAGAACCTTGCGCCAGTGCCAGGCGGAGACACCCCGCGCATTCAAATGCAGAATGTGCCGATCACCACAGCAGACGAACAGGCGAGGATTGCAAATGACATATCTCAATAATACGATGTTAGGCGCTGCCCTTGGCGGCGTTAAGGCAGAAGGCGAACAAGGCCGCGTGATGGGGTATGCTTCCATCTTTGGCAATATTGACCAAGGCGGCGACCGCGTGATGCCGGGGGCGTTTGCAAAGTCGATCAACAGCGGGCGCAAGGTTCGCATGTTGTGGCAGCACAATACGCACGAAGTCATCGGCGGCTGGGACACCCTGCGCGAAGATAAAAAGGGGCTTTGGGTTGAGGGTTCGATCAACATGGACGTGCAGCGGGGCCGCGAGGCTCATTCTCTGATGAAGGCGGACCAGATCGAGGGGCTTTCCATTGGCTACCGAATCCCGAACGGCGGGGCTACAAAGGCGGCTGACGGCGCGACGGATCTTAACGAGATTGACTTGCGCGAGACTTCCATTGTAACCATGCCAATGAATGAACTTGCAACCGGCTTGGCGAAAGCACAAGTTGAGATGGAAGATTTAACAGATCGCTTGAAGGCCGGGGACCGGCTTACAGAGCGGGAGTTTGAAGATTTGCTCAAGGGGATCTTGGGGTTTTCAAATTCACAGGCGGAGCGCGCCGCGCGTGTCCATCTGAAAGGGCAGGGGGAACCTGCCGCAGCGGTGAACGACGACGCTCTAAAGGCGTTTTTATCAGCCCTTCGCGGCTAACCCCACATTAGGAGACACACAGTGACAAAAACTGTTGAAGAAATGGCCCTTGAGATTAAGTCGCAGCATGACGCCGCGATTGATGCAGTTAAGGCCAGGGCAGAAGAAGCCCTCGGCAAGGCCGCCAGCGGCGAAAAGCTTACCGCTAAAGTCAAGGCCGAGGCTGATGAAGCCCTTGTAGCGCTGAACACCCTGACAGAAGAAGTCAAGGAACTGGCGCAAAAGATGGCCCGCGGCGGCAATGATGGCGATGACGACCGCTTCAAGACGCTTGGCGAACGCTTTGTCGCAGAAGAAGGCGTCAAATCGTGGCTGGCTGATGGTCCAACCAAGGGCAAAGCCGATCTGCGCGTCAAGGCCACTCTGACTACCGCCACAACGGATGCGGCTGGCTCTGTCGGTCCCGGATCTGACCGTCAACGTCTGACAGGCATCGTCACCCCGGCAATGCGCCGTATGACCGTGCGCGACCTGCTGACCCAAGGACAAATGTCCGAGGCGTCTATCTCTTGGATTCAAGAGACTGGTTTCACGAATAACGCAGGCATGGTGGCCGAGGGCGTCAAGAAGCCTGAGTCTGACATCAAGCTGGCTGAGAAAACCAGCGTTGCGAAAGTCATCGCGCACTGGATGAAGGTTTCGCGTCAGGCGCTGGACGACGTCGCACAGCTTCGCAGCCACATCGACGGTCGCCTGATCTACGGTCTGGCGCTGAAAGAAGAAGGCCAGATTCTTAACGGCGATGGCACAGGCCAGAACCTCGACGGTCTGATGAGCCAAGCGACGGCTTACTCTGCCGCTTTCGCGCCAACTGCTGAGTCGCCAATCGACAAGATGCGCCTTGCCATGCTACAAGCTGTTCTTGCCGAGTATCCCGCGACTGGCCACGTTATGAACCCAATCGACTGGGCGCGTATCGAACTGACCAAGGATGTCGACAACAACTACATCATCGGCAATCCGCAAAGCGGCATCGCGCCGACGCTGTGGCGCTTGCCGGTGGTTGAAACGCAGGCAATGGCCGTTGACAGCTTCCTGACTGGTGCCTTTGCTATGGGCGCACAGCTTTGGGACCGCTGGGACGCGCGGGTGGAGGTCGGTTACGAAAACGATGACTTCACCAAGAACCTTATCACCATCTTGGCTGAGGAGCGTCTTGCTCTGACCGTCTACCGTCCAGAAGCCTTTATCAAAGGCGACTTTGGCAACGTGGTTTAATCATATTTCTAAGGGGGGCAGGGCAACTTGCCCTCTCTGAAATCTGATTGGAGACAACATGAAATATCTGGTTAAATGGGCGCACCAAGGCGATAAGCACTATGATCGCGGTGATACGCGTGAAGCGACTGAGCACGAAGTGCGGCACCTAGTCAAGCGCGGCGTTCTTGAGGAAATCAAGCCAAAGGCTGCGGCCCCTGTCAAAAACAAGGCCGAGCCTGCGGTTCAGAATAAGTCTGCAAAATGATAAAACTTCGCCCCGTCCGTATTACGCCGCCTGCCGAGCAGGTTGTCACGCTGGCCGAGGCGAAGGCACATCTGCGCGTTGATTCTGACGACGACGATACGCTAATCACGGCAATCGTGCAGGCGGCAACGGACTACCTTGACGGCTACAACGGCGTCCTAGGTCGCTGCTTGGTCACGCAGACATGGAGCCAGCCATTCCCATGCTGGTATCACACGATGGCGCTGCCGTTCCCTACGGCGGCTGACATTGCAGTTGCGTATGACGACGACGCAGGCACCGAACAGACGGCGACTGGCGCATATGTCGCCGGCACGGTTGGCGGGCCTGTTGTGTCATTCCCGTCTGGATTTTCGCAGGCTGGGTTGCAGGACGACAACCCCGCACCGGTGCGCGTGACGTTTACCAGCGGATACGGCGCGGCGGCTGATGTGCCGTGGTCGATCAAGGCGGCTATCCTGCTGCATGTCGGGACGCTGTATGAATACCGCGAAACGATGGCAGAGAACGCCAAGCCGACGGGCGCATACGAGGCGCTAATTGGCCCGCATCGCTGGCGGGCCGTGTAATGCACGGCGGCAAGCTAGATCGGCGCATCCAGTTCCAACGCTATACCTTTGCCGATGATGGGTTTACCAGCACGCCTACATGGGCGAACCACGGCGGCAAGGTCTGGTCCAGCAAGACTGATGTAAGCGACGGCGAAAAGCTGCGGGCGGATCAAGTCGCTGCGAACCTGACGGCGCGCTTTGTGGTGCGTCATTCATCGTTTACGGCGGGGCTGACTGCCAAGGACCGGATCACCTATAAGGGCGAAGTTTTCGAGATTTACGGGATCAAGGAAATTGGCCGCAGTGAAGGCTACGAGATAACGGCGGGGGCAGAAGTAGATGACTGATGTGCGGTAATTATTGATATTGTAGTTTTAACATGCTACAAAAAACAGGCCAGACATGGTGTTTCAGCACCAGTCTAGCCCTAACCAAAACGGATCGAGAAAGGATCACGCAATGACTAACCCCACTAGTATCAGTATAATTGCTAGAGGTGAAGCAATTAGGCTTTGCCTGCCTAGATACTTCATAGGGAAGAAGTGCAAAAACGGTCATGTTGCAGAGCGCGGAACGTCCAAAGGTGTTTGCGTAGACTGCTATGACTTTAAGCGTGCATGGGCTTTATCAAATTTGCAGCCATTGTGGGCCATAGATAACCAAAGGAAAAGCGCAAAGTTGGCTGCGCCTTTCCAGCCGAGTTTGATATGAGTTGGCGCGAGTGCAAGCAGTGTGGCGCGCCTTTCTCAACTAAGCATAGCCGACAGAAAACATGTTCTAATTCTTGCTCAAAATCACTTAAGCTGATGCGAGACAAGGAAACGCGAAAGCCGGCGGCCTACGTCAAGAAGGTATATGTATGCGTTATTTGCGCGGGAAATTTCAACCCATCTGGCGGGACGAGTAAAACATGTTCCGATGACTGCTCTAGGATTCATCGTAATAAGAAAGCAAGAGAGAATAGGGCAAATAAGCCTGAGGTTTACCAAGCCATCAAAGCTAACCATAGGTCTAGAAATAGAGACAGAATAAACAGGCAGCAATCAGATTACTATGCTGCGTATAAGAATGACCCTGTTTGGGTCGTCAGAAACAGAATAAAAGCTAGTATCAGTAAGAGATTAAGACTGGGTGGCGAGAAGTCCGGAACCTTTGACATGCTGGGCTACAGGCCGCAGGATCTTGCTGACCATTTAGAGCGCCAATTCTTGGAGGGTATGGGCTGGCGCAACCGCAGCGATTGGCATATTGACCACATCGTGCCAATATCTACGGCAAGGACGGTTGATGATGTAATCGCGCTCAATCAGCTAAGTAACTTGCGTCCGCTATGGGCAGGGGATAACATGCAGAAAAGTGCCAGTAGAGAGTATCTGATATGACTGATACCGTTAAGCTGACCGGCTTCAAAGAACTTGACAAAGCCCTTGAGAAATTGACCAAGGCCGCAGGCAAGGGCGTGCTGCGCCGTGCTTTGAAGAAAGCAGCGCAACCTGTTGCGGACGTTGCATCAAGACTAGCCCCTGATGATCCGTCAACAACGTCAGAGGATTTACACCGTGAGATATTTGTCAGCCCGAAGCTGTCAAATCGTGACAAGGCGCAACACCGAAAAATGTTCAGAGATGACAAAGCATCTGTAGAAATGTTTATCGGCCCATCGGTGAAGGCGTACCCACAAGCATTGATGCAAGAGTTTGGCACCTCTAGGCACGGCGCGCAGCCATACATGCGGCCAGCTTGGGACGCTGGCAAAGACAAGGTGCTTGATGACATCGGAGGCGAATTGTGGTCTGAGATCGACAAGGCGGCAGCGCGGGCCGCGCGTAAAGCTGCAAAGGCTGGCAAGTGATGGAAGAAGCATTTCGCGCAATCATCAAAGCGGCGGCAGGCGTTACGGCGATCACGTCGCAGGTTGACTTTGGCCGCATTCCGCAGGGCGTGGCGTTGCCAGCGATTGTCTTGCAAACCATCAGCGATACCAATACGCACCATATGCAAGGGCCAAGCAGCCTTCACCCTGGCCGCGTCCAAGTGGATTGCTATGCAAACACCTACGGAGGTGCTAAGGTGCTTTCACGCGCTGTTTTGTCTGCGCTTGATGGCTATAAGGGTGGCAACTTCCAAGGCATCTTTCACGAAAACTCTCGGGACGAATCCGAGGGTGGCACTAACGAGGTTACGCGGCCTTATCGCGTATCTATGGATTTTATGACACAATGGAGCGCATGACATGGCCGACGGAATGATTGGTTACGGCAGCAAGGTCCGCATCGGCCTTGGTGCAACCCCTACTTGGACAGAACTTGAGTTCGTTGGTGATCTGGAAATGCCAGACGAGCAGGTTGACGAAATCGAAGTTACGCACATGCAGTCGCCGGATCGGCGCAAGCAGTTTATCGCTGGCCTGATCGACGGCGGCGAGGTCAGTATCCCGATGAACTACATTGCGGGCAACGATTCCGACGTGCTGCTGCAAACGATCAAGGCATCCGGCGAAACGGTTCAGATCGAAATCACGCTGACCGCGACCGGAACGGCTGAAACCTTCGCGGGATTCTTGAAGGGCTACGCGCGCACTGCGCCTGTCAATGACAAGATGATGGCGACCGCCACGTTCCGCCTGTCTGAACTGGTAGCCTGATCATGGCCAATAGTTTTCTAGGCGAAGTCACGGTGCAGGGTGGGGATAAAACCTACACCCTGCGCTGCGACTTTAACGCAATGGCAGAGTTCGAGACTGAAACCGGCAAAGACGCGATGGAGACATTTGCGGACTTTGAAAAGGGAAAGGTCAGTGTCAAAACGATGATTGCGATGATGTGGGCGTTTATGCGCCGTCACCATCCTGACACCACGTTGACGGACGCGGGCGACCTGCTATCCACGAACATGGACGCGCTGCAAGAGGTCATGGAGGCAGCAATGCCGAAAGCCGTGGCGAGTGCTGCGCCGGGAAAGGCCAAGCCCCGTCGCAAAAGCTAGACCTTCTAGATATGCTGGCGGGGTATGTTTCCCTAGGGTTTGACCCCGCCGCTTTCTGGGGCCTGACTTTGCGCATGTATATGGCGCACACTAAGGGGGCGATGCAGCGCCTTGAGCGAGAACACGGAGAACGGGCTTGGCAGGCTTGGATGACGGCAGCGCTGCCGCTTATGAAGAAAATGCCGCGCCTTGAGGAATTGACCAAGCGCAACCGCGAAAAGCCAGACATCGCGTTTAGGCTAAGTGTCTTGTCGGCATCGCTGCCACGCATTACACAAGAAGAATGGCGTGCTAGAGTGGCTGCGAATAAATAGCCGAGAGGATAGACCATGGCATCATCGGTTATTGGCGCACTGCGGGTCAATCTTGGGCTTGACAGCGCGCAGTTTTCTAGCGGGGCCAAAAAGGCGCAATCGAGCCTTGGCAACCTTCAAAAGCAATTCCTAGCATTTACGGCGGTGGCTGCTGCCGCGGGCGCGGCTGTTGTCGGGCTTGCCACCAAGGGCGCAACCGAGATTGACCGGCTGGCCAAGTCAGCACGTCGCCTTGATACCAGCATCGGATCGTTTCGCGCGCTGGAAATGGCGGCGACCGAGGCCGGCGTCCCTATGTCCACGGTCACGGACAACCTGCAAAACATTAACCGAGAACTGGCCAAGGGCGGCAAGGCGACGACTGACAGCCTGACGCAGCTTGGCTTGTCGGCTGCGGATCTGGCGGGCATGTCGGCTGACGAAAAGATCGCCACGATTGCTGACCGCATCAAAGACCTTGGCCTGTCGAGTGGCGCGGCTACGGCTGTGCTGCAAGGGCTTGGCGTTCGGTCCCGCGAAATGCTGCTTCTGTTCCAAGGCGGCGGCGACGTTATCCGCAACGCGGCGGCTGACGTGCAGGACTATGGCCTTGCGCTTGACAGCGTTGAATCCGACAAGATCGAGGCGGCGAATGACGCGATTGGGCGTTTGTCGCTGATCGGCACATACCTTGCACAGCAGCTTTCCCTAGCAATCACGCCAGCGATGGGCGCTTTTGCAACGGCCATGACAGACAGCCTGCGCGAAGGCGGTACGCTGCGCATGGTCATAGACACGCTGGTGGCGTCTCTAGGCGTTGTTACGCGGGCGGTGGTGTCATTGGCAACATTCATGGGCGCACGCTATGTAGCGGCCTTTGTTGCGGCGCGGCTTGCTACCATGTCGTTGTCGGGGGCGCTGGCGTTCCTGCGGGGCGCGATCATCCGCACTGGTTTGGGTGCGCTTATCGTCCTTGGCGGCGAAATGGTTTACCAATTCGGCAAGCTGGTCACGGCGACGGGCGGATTCGGCAACGCAATGGAGGCCGTTGGTGTTCTGGCCAAGGCGGTGCTGGCCGATATTGGTAACTACATGTCCGCGCTTTATGGCATCGCTGCGTCGGTTGCTAACGGCTTCGCATCATCATTCTTGAACGCATTCGCTAACACGCTAGACGGCGCGTATGACTTTGTTGACAAGTTCATCGTCGGGCCAATCAATGCCCTTGAGGATGCGCTTGGCCTAGATCGCACCTACAATGTGGCGCGCGGGACATCTGATTCAATCCGCGCCCTTGCCAGTTCGTATGACGCGGCGGCTCTGTCCGCTGCGAATGGCGCGCGGGTTATGTATGAAGGCGCAACCCGCACAGCAGGCGCGCTTGAGGAGTTCAAGGGCAAGATGAAGTCCGCAGAGGACGCCACGGATGAAACCGCAGGCGCAACGGATGATCTGACCGGAAGCCTTGACGATCTGGCCGGTGGCGGCGGCGCGGGTGGCGGCAAAGGCGCGGCGGGCGCTACGGCATCGCTAAACGCCTTGCAGACGGCCATGAAGTCCACGCGGGACGAAATCGCCAAGCTAAAGACCGAGACGGCATCGCTAAACGCTTCCGGCACAAGCGGCCTGACTGGCGATGATGCGATTGACTACGCGAAAAAGCAGGCTGACCTGCTGACGGCAGCGCAACAAAGCGGCGTTGCCATCACGCCACAACTGCGGGCTGAGATTGACGCGTTGTCGGCGGCATACGTTGCCGCTGGCAATAGCGCAGAAACGGCGGCGGATCGCATTACAACGCTGCAAGACCAAGCAGCAGCGGGCAAGCAGACGCTGGCCGATATGTTTACGGCAATCGGCACCGGTGCTATGAAGCCAATGGACGCGCTGCGGGATCTGCTCAAGCAAATGATCGCCGTGTCGCTGCAAAAGTCGGCTATGGGCTTCATGTCAAATTCAAGCGGCGGATGGCTTGGCGCGCTAGGCAATGCTATAACAATGCCGGGCAATGCGAACGGCACGCCTAGCTTTGCTGGCGGTCTGACGGCGGTCAACGAACGTGGCGGCGAGATCATGAACCTGCCGCGCGGTACGCAGATCATTCCGCACGACATCAGCAAGCGCATGGCGGACAAGCGCGAGGCGCAGTCTGTTACGCAGACCATTAACGTGGTAGGGGCAACGGGAAATGCCGAGATTCAACGGATGGTCGCTGCTGGCGTTCAGCAAGGCAATGCACAGATGCGCAGCGAAGTTCCCGGCATTGTGTCGCGGCATACGAAAGTGGCAGGATGATATTTGCAACATTTCCCCATCAAGCGCTGTTTCAATCGGTGCAGTTTCAGCTTGTCGGGCGGTCGGCATCGGGCGGCGTTGGCCTGTCTGGCGCTACGACCCGCGTGGCCAGTAATTCCGCGCACTGGAAGGCAGAGGCCAAGTTCGTGATCTACGGCGAGGAACGCTTTCTAGCGTGGAAGGGCTTTGTCGCGCAGATGCAAGGCACGCTTGGCGAAACGCTTGTGCCTGCATGGCAGAAATACCTACCGCGCGATGGGCAAGGCCGCAGGCTGACGCTTACTGACGCGGTATCGGTGCCGCCTCTAGGATTTGGCGACAATTCGGGTCTGGCACAGACAGAAACGGTACACGCTGACCTAGAAGGCGCTGCGGCGCTGCGTGATGGTAAGGTACGTGTCCGTATGGCTTCGGCATTCAGCTTGCGCCCCGGCCACAAGATCGGCATCGGTGAGCGGCTGCACGAGATCACGGCGATTAGTGACTTAGGCGACGGAACGTCAAATGTGTGGGTGTCGCCTCTGCTGCGGCAGGCGTATCCAAACAATGAGCGCGTGATTCTTGATCGCCCGCTATGCCGGATGCGCTTCGAGACTGAGAATGAGGGCGACATTCCAGACAGCATCGACGTGGCCACAACCGTCACAGTCAATTTCCGCGAGGTGATCTAATGGCCATCCGCGACGACATTATCGCGGTGCCGGACGCCAATCTGCGCGGCGGACAGATCGCGGCTGATTACTTGATTTTTATGGACTTCGCTGACGCACCGCGCCGCGTCTGGACTGGCTGGGGCGATCTTGTCACGGCTGGCCATACATGGCAGGGCATTGGCGATCTAATCGGCGTCTCTGAGATTCCCGCATCGACTAGCGCCACGGCTGAATCGGTAACGCTGACGTTGCAAGGTGCTACAAGCGAAATGCAAGAACTTGCGCGTGCGGCTAAATCCCGCGTTCAGGATCGGCAGATCGTCATCTATCAGCAGTTTTTCCTAGTCGCGCCGGATGACGAAGCCGTGCAGCCTTGGTCGCCATTGCTGCCTGCGTTCGCCGTATACAGCGGCAAGATGGACCGCATGGCATACAGCGCCGAACGCGGCAACGATGCGGAATATATGCGAACCATCGAGTTGACGACATACGGACTTTTCACCAATCGGAACGCCCCGCCTAACGGACGCTGGACGGACGCAGATCAACAGCGCCGCTATCCCGGCGACAAGGGCTGCGAACGCATGTCTCTCTATGCAGGATACAGCCCCGTATGGACCGTGTAAGGCTTGCCACGGGCGCGCAGGACGTGTCGCACGTTGTGCGGCTTGTACAGGCACTGGCGCACGCCATAGAGGGGCCGCAGGAGGTCGATGCGGCGCATACTGGCGCACAGGTGCTGCGATTGATGCAAAGCCCCGCTGGCGTGGTCTACGTCAGCCGGTTCGGCTTTATCGCGGGCGAGGTTTGCGCGACTATCATCAGCCCGAATCCGGTAGCGATTGAACACGGATGGTTTGCGCAGGACGGCTGCGGTATGCTATTGCTGGACAAGTTCGAGGCATGGGCCGCTGACATGGGCTGCGTTGGCGTGAAAATGTCAACAGGACCTGACGCGGGCGCAGCTTCTAAGAGATTGGCACGGCGCGGCTACAAGCCCGCAGAATTGGCGTGGTTCCGGTAAATGGCAGTTTTCACATCTATCGGAATTGCGATTGGCAACGTCGCACTGGCTGCTGGCTTGTCATTGAATGCGGCGGTCGCAATCGGCGTTGGCGCTGCGAACTTGGCGCAGGCGGCGGTCGTGTCGCTGGTGCTGAACGCACTTACGCCTCGGCCCAGCATTCCAAAGCAGCAGATCCGCGCCACGATTAACCAGGCGACAGGTTCACGCACGAAGCTATACGGGCAGGCGCTGCTAGGCGGCACGCGGGCTTTCTGGGAGGTCACGGAAAACCGCCTATATCAGATCATCGTGACAAACCATGGGCGCATTGATGGTGTTGAAAGATTCTGGATCGACGGCAAGCCCGTCACTGTAAACGTTGACGGATTTGTCATGGACGAGCCGTATTACAACGACAACATCGGCGGCATTTTTGATCTAAGCGACATCATCCTTGATTGGCGCAGCGGTGCGACGGAAGGCGGCAGCTATAATGACGTAAAGTCAATTTTCCCGACTGCGTGGACAAATGACCACAAACTGCAAGGTCAGGCCACAATCCGTGCAGCATTCCGTGCGTCCGGCCCAGAAGAATACAGCAAGATTTTCCCAAAGGGTCCGCAGACTGACGTGCAGATGGAGGCGCGCGGCGAACGGGTTTACGACCTGCGAAGCGCATCGACGGCATACAGCGACAATGCGGCGCTGTGCATATTGGACTACATGAAAAGCGCAGACGGATGGGGCATTCCCTTTGCCAATTTCGACACGGCCATCTGGTCGGGTTTCGCCAATCTCAGTGACGAGGCCATGACCCTACGCGCAGGCGGCACATCGCCACGCTATCGCCTATGGGGTGTCGTCAGCCTGACGGACGATCCCAAGTCTACGCTGGCCCGCATGGAGGCTACTTGCAGCGCGCGCGTATATCAGACGGCAGAGGGCAAGGTCGGCATCATGGGAGGCAAATACGTTGCACCAGATGTGACGATCACGGCGGACGACATTTTCAAGTTCGTGTTAATCGAAGGCACCGAAAAGCTGGACGCCAGCAACGTGGTGCGCGGCATCTATACCAGCGAGCCACACGGCTACCAAGACACCGAGGCCCAGCCGTGGGAAGATGAGGCGTCACTGGCAACGCAGCCAGAGCGTAGCATAGACTTCAACGCGGACATGGTGCCGGAACATGCGCAGATGCGGCGGCTGATGAAGCTGCACATCAATCGCAGCAATCGGCCTTTCATGCTGTCGATCACGACGAACCTTGTCGGCATAAAGGCACGTTTTCCACGCGGCGAAGGATACCACGTCATTCGCGTACAGAATCCTGATATGGGCTTTGACGAGGCTTGCGAGGTCGTATCGCATAAGACATACTCGCAGGACATGGGCGACGGCGCGTTGCAATGGCGCTGCCAGATCGAACTGGCTGGTATTGACCCCGCATGGAACGATTGGGACGCAATCGTCGAAGAAGGTGACGCGCCCATCGCCCCGGCAATCCTAGAGGCCGATGGCACGCCCGTACCAACTATTGTTGAATTGTCGCAATTTGCCGCTGGTACTGGCGCAGGCATCCGCGTTAAAATTGCAGACATCAACCGACCTGATCTAATATTCACAGCACAGATAAGGCTATCGCCAAGCGGTGTGTGGTCTGGTATGGTTGAATCTGACTTGGTCGCCGAAAGTGTCGGGCGAGTTGTCGGCAATACCTACGACGTGCGTGTCAAATACAATGGCGGGGCCTATTCTGCACCCGTTTCCATCACAATCGTCTAACCGGAGACCCGCAAATGGCAGATACTGACATTTTTATGCGCGACTTTAACCGCTACACGGGCGACGGCTTACCTAATGAGCCAGTTGATGCGCCTTTGCCAATTGGCGACCCTGAGTCTGGGGCATACGTTCCGACCAA